ATTATCAATCCATCAGGGGAGCATCCAACAGATGCAGAATCATCCTTATAAACAAAGCCAACCTGCCTGATCTCATTGCCTGTCACAAACTCAAAATATGCCCTTGCTTCATCCTCCCTCTCAAGCCCTTTCAGCATATCCCAAGACTGATAACCATTTTCAGATGTGCCAATGATTCTCTCACCAGCCAACTCATAAACATAATCTTGCTGTGACTTGGAGGGATCACCCTTTGGTGTGACAATCCTTGAGAAGTTGCTTGCAGTTGGAATCCCTGCCCTTATCTGATACCATTCTGGACTCTTTTGCTCTACATCATCAACAATAATCATGATTTCTCCTTGAGTGCCCTTTCTTTATCTTTCAGGGCTTTCATGGCTTTGTTAAAATCTCTTGATGGAATCTTGGCAAGGGAATCAGCACCCATCACCTCACAGAACTTCTCCTCATCAGCATTGAGGTTGTTTATCATATCTGTGATGGTTGAGAGTTGTTTCTCATTGATAAAATCCTGTTCTGATGCTCTGCCATCATCATCCTGATCATGGGTTGCAAGACCTGTGAGAGCCAGCAGGGTGTATCTTTCAAGGTAGGTTATGGTTGACCCAAGTGCTTGGATCGCATTTTTAGATCCAGAAAGATCTGGTTGGGCAGACAGTTTGTTGGATTCACTATGCCCTTGACTGTGGGTGATCACACATTCAACTGTGACCAATCCACCCTCACCCTGTTCTGTTTTCCAGCCATGAGAAAGCTCTTGCCCACCCAAGGCTTTGATGATCTTTTCAGTCACATTGGCAAGAGATGCATGGTCATATTTGACTGTGCCCTTGTCTGTTGAATATTGAACTTTTCTATCCTTGTCAATCTCTGGTGGGTTAAGTTTGAATCTTGACATGGCAAGGTGATATGCTTTCTTTGCTTCATTCTGTTCATGTTTAATTTGAAGATCCAAGAGCCTTTCCAGCTTGTCAAGGTCTGCACCTTGAGAGATGGCAAGTGCAATTGTCTGTGCAGGGGTTGCTGGTGTTTCATGTGGAACAACCTCACTCCCTCTGCTTTCAAACTTGTCAAGATCTTCAACCTCTGCCTGATCTGTTTGTTTCTCATTTTCTGCCATTTCATTTTCTCCTTTTTAAGTGAAGTGGTTTGCTGTGCCTTGTGACCTCATGTTCATCCATATATGCATTGGCATGATCAGCACAGGTTTCCTTGATTTCATCATCATGGTCTTTCATGATAAACTCAAAGAGATCATCAGGGATCTCATTGCCATTGACTGCCATGCCAACAATGTCAATCTCCTCTGGTGATCCGGGATAGTCATGAGTCATTGGTTCAGCAGGAAAAAGCATATATCTGATCTTAAACTCAAGCTCTATGGAGAAAGTGATCTCTCCTGAAAAGGTTGTCATGTTGCATACCTCCTGTGATATGAGTGATCAACAAGACTCTTGAAACCCTTATAAACCTCTGCATTAAGATCCTTGAGTGAACTATTGAAATCAAAGACAATGCAATTGCCCTGTGTCCACCATTGGCACTCATTTTTTAGGCAATCCATCAGAACATCTGGCTCACTTAATATTGGACATATCATTTTCTTTACCTCTCTTTACCTCTCTTTACCTTAAATTATTCCTGATGCTCCTGTGTTTACCAGAAAGGACAACCTTTCAATGGCACAACCACTCTCTTGTGCAAACTCTCCCACTCTTTCCAGCCACCATTGGCAATCACCCTGTCTGCAAACTGCTTCACTTGATTCTGTTTGATATGTGGGCAGTTCCTCCCTTGTCATTAATGATGCAATTATAAGTGGGCATCTTTTCATTTTTCCTCACCTCCTTTCTGCTGTTATATTACAGGAGTTTGTGTGGGTTTGTCAAGCTCTATTTTTACAATATTTTGCAGATAAGGGGTGGTTTGTCAAAAAAGCTCTTGACTTGATGTTTGATGTGGTTTAATATGCAAAAATGGAATTAAAGCTGAATACAGAAAAAATTATGAGAGAGCTTTCAAGGATGGGTCAGACCCAAGTTTGGCTTGCTAAAAAAACAGGGATGAGCAGACAGTTGTTACATCATTTGCTCAAAGTCAAATCATTGAAAGGTGCTGTGAAGATTGGCAAGGCTCTGGATATTGAGCCAAGGGATCTCATCAAATAGAAAGGAGGTTACCTTGTGGCTGGTAAATATCCAGAGAGCAAGGTTCATGAGATTTATTCTCAATGGCACTATGACCTGACCAACCTTGATGATAAATATTATGATCTGACAATGACAGATGTTGACAGGCTCTGGTGTGAAACATTTAAGAATGACCAATATATGAAAACACCAATTGTCTGTGCCACAGAGTTGAAGTGGAGTCATAAGAGTGATCAACTGACAACCACACAGATCCAGACATATAAGTGGTTTGAAGCAAATGGAGTGCCTGTGTATATTGTCTGGATAAATGGAACATTAACAGAGTTCAGAGTGGACAGATTTGGCTCACCAGATGAGCCATTTTTTTTTGATGCATTTGGTTATGCTGATTGGCTTTTGAGTTTGAGGAGGAGGGTGCGAAAATACAGGAAAGAGCTTGAGCAATCAGCAATGAAATTTCACATGGCTTGCAACAACCTGCATTGTCCTTGGAGGAGTTGAGATGTATGGGAAAATATTTGAATTGATGTATGATGGGAGTTTATATGGGCAATGGGAGGCAATTGTGACATTTCAACAAATGATAGTGCTGGCAGATCAAGAGGGATTTGTTGACATAACCCCTCAAGCCCTATCTGCAAGAACAAGCATCCCATTAAAAATTCTTAAAAAGGGAATTGAAGCATTAGAGAGTGAAGATCCTTACACAAGGACAGCAGGGGAGGATGGAAAAAGAATTGTCAGAATTGAAGAATCAAGACCTTGGGGATGGCAAATAGTAAATTATCAAAAGTATAGAGATATGGCATCTCAAGAGGATCGCAGAAAATATATGAGAGAATATATGAGGGATAGAAGAAAGCAGGAAAAGCAACCTTGTAAACATGATGTAAACAATAGTAAACTTGAGTTAACCAAGTTAACACATACAGATACAGATACAGATACAGATGTAAATACAGATAAAGAAAAAGATAAAGATATAGTTGACTCTCTCCCTCATCAATTATCAAAATTACTTTTTGAATTAATCTTAAAAAGAAACCCAAAACACAAAAAGCCAAATTTTGATTTATGGTCAAAGGTGGTTGACTTGATGATCAGGATTGACAACAGAGATCCATTAGAGATTGAGAAAGTCATTAAGTGGTGTCAAGAGGATGAGTTTTGGCAGAACAATATTTTATCAACCACAAAATTAAGAAAGCAATTTGACCAACTGTTTCTGAAAATGAAAAAAACTGAAAAAGAATATAAGCCAAAAAGAGTGTCTGATAAACACATGAAAGGCATAATAGCAACACAAAGCTGGTTAGAAAAAAAGAAAAGAGGAGAAAAATGAAAGAAGATAAAGAGGAAAGGTTTGGCATTTGTATTCAAGGGTTGGCTGGATATTTTGACAAGGAATTGCCAGAGTTTTTGTTGGAGATATATTGGAATGGGCTCAAGGATTATTCAATTGAGGAGATTGAATCTGGTGCAAATAAGTTGATTATGACAGCCAAATTTTTCCCAAAGGTTGTTGAATGGATTGAAGCAATGACAGGTGGTGCAGGGAAACTTGAAGATGTTGCAGAGCTTCAAGCTAATGAGGTTGTGAGGGCAATTAAAAAAGTTGGTGTTTATAATTCAATCCTGTTTGATGATCCAATCACAGTTGCAGTTATCCAAACATATTATGGTGGCTGGATAAAGCTCTGTGAATTATTGGAGGAGGATGAGAAGTGGTTTAGAAAGGATTTTGCAAGGTATTATGCATCATGTAAAAGACAAAATATGTCAATGAGTGGACACATGGCAGGGTTAATTGAGTTTAATAATGATGGGAAATATGATGGGTTTATACCAGAGCCAATCAGGATTGAGGGTGTTGGGAAAGATATAATCTTAAAAGATGATTTAAAGTTGATAGAGGATAAAGAGCATGACAGAAAAGAAGCAGATCCCTCTGTTTGAAAACAAGGAATGGTGGTCAGATGAGTGGGAGGGCATGCCAGAGTTTGACCAAGAAGATCTCACATCAGACAGGAGGATTATTGTGCATTTCAGGAACAAAGAGGACATGGATGCCTTTGCAGAACTGATCAACCAGAGGATTGCACCAAGGCAGGTGAGCCTTTGGTTTCCAGAGATGAAGTTTAGATATAGGACTGACAAGGAATACATTGATGAACCCTGAAAGCCCTGTTTATATTGTTTCAAAGGGGAGGTGGGAAACCAGACTGACAAGCAATGCATTTGAGAAAATGCAAGTGCCTTATTATCTTGTGGTTGAAAAGCAGGAATATGACAAATATGCAGATGTGATTGATCCAGCAGGTTGTGCAATTAAGATCCTGATTCTGCCAGAGAGATATAAAAAAGATTATAATGTTGTGACAAAGATTGATGAGGATCACAGCACAGGTCCGGGTCCGGCAAGGAACTTTTGTTGGGATCATTCAATTGAGTTGGGTGTTGAATGGCATTGGGTGCTGGATGATAATATCTTTGCTTTCAGCAGACTCAATAAAAATTATCATTACAGGGTTACATCAGGAACAATCTTCAAGATTGCAGAGGACTTCACAAACAGATATGAGAATGTGGCAATCACAGGGCTCAATTATGATTTCTTTGCAATCGCAAAAACCAAGATCCCACCATTCATTTTCAACACAAGGATTTATTCCTGCTTGCTGATCAGGAATGATATTCCTTACAGGTGGAGAGGGAGATATAATGAGGACACAGATCTCTCTTTGAGGGTGTTGAAAGATGGCTGGTGCACAATTCAATTCAATGCTTTCGTTCAGGAGAAAGCAACCACACAGACAATGAAAGGAGGGAACACTCAAGAATTTTATGACAAGGAGGGCACACTTAAAAAGTCACAGATCCTGCTTGATATGCATCCAGATGTTTCAAGGGTGGTTTGGAAGTTTGGCAGGTGGCATCATCATGTCAATTATAAGCCCTTTGCAAGAAACAAGCCAATCAAAAAAAAGGATCTGGTCATTCCAAAGGGTGTGAACAACTATGGGATGAAGCTGGTGGAGGTGATATGATCTGCAATAAAAGACCAAGTGAGCAACTTGAGGAGTTCCTGTTGTTATATAGTGAAATCAATCCAATTGACATTGATAAGGCAAGGCAGTTGATCAAGGATGCAAGGGCTCACTATGACAAAAAGAGTGTGTCAAAATATCAAGTGGATCTGGAAGTCAGGTGGTATGATTCGATTGAGCAGAACAACCCTGACTATTCCATCTATGATGATGAATATTATTTCACAGACTTGTGGGTGTGTTGGGTGCTGTTCAGCAGAGGATATTTAAGAACACTCATCCACCCAAAATCCCTGAATGAAAATGCAAGAATTTATGATCTCCTTATGGACACAAAGAGCATCTTGGATTTGGGTTGTGGTCTTGGATATACAACAGCAACCCTCAAGCAGATCTTTAACAAGGCAAAGGTGTTTGCCACAAACCTTGAGGGCACAAAGCAATATATTTTCTGTGCTGTAATGAGTGCACAGTTTGACTTCAAACTTGTTCCTGACATTTCTCATATCAGGCAAGACATTGATCTGGTGTTTGCTTCTGAATATTTTGAGCACATACAATTTGCAACTGATCACTTGCAGGATATTATCAACAGCCTGAACCCAACATATTTCTATATTGCAAACTCTTTCAACACATATTCTGTTGGGCACTTTGAGTGGTATAGGTACAAAAACAGACTCTTTGATCAGGCTGGTTGGGTTTCAACCTATCACCAGAAACAAATGACAAAACGATTTCATCAGGTGTTGCTGGATAATAACTATATGAGGATCAAGACAAATGCTTGGAACAACAAGCCAACCCTATGGAAAAGAAAATGAAAACCAAGGTCAGGGATATAATTGATTTTGTTGTCCTGTTTGTTTTGTGGGTGGTGTTCCTGCTGAACATCTCTGCTGTGACAGTTGGATTTATAAGACAGGAAAATCACAAAATGGATTTACAGAAAAAAGATGTGACCATTCAGGCATTGCTTGTTGCATGTGAAATGGATTTTTTGATAAAAAACTTGGGGAAAGAATGAAATATTTAATTGCTTTTATGCTGTTGCTTCCAACAATTGTTGTGACAATAATTTTGGCAATGAAACTCTGGTCTGGTGATTGGATGCCAGACCTTGAGAACATTAAAACCAATGAGAAAGAGAAAGCCCAAGAAACATAGTGAGTGCCAGACTGTTTTAAGACCATGCCCTTGGATCAGTTGCAAGCATCACATGATTTGGATATTTATGCCAAGGCATTATCTGATGCCTGTCAATAAACTGATTGAGAAATTTCTCAACACTTACAATGATGATGAGTTGCTGGATAAGATTGAGAGCCTGAAAGACAATTCATGCACACTTGATGTTGTCAGGCATGGAGAAATGACATTGGAGCAGGTTGGTGAGATCATGGGAATTACAAGGGAAAGGGTCAGGCAGATAGAGTTTTGCAAAACAGGTGGAGCAATCAGGAGATTAAGGCATCCATCAAAGATAAAATTCTTGGAGGATTTCAGAGGAGTGGAATGAAAGACCCTCTGCACAAGGCAGAGGATCTCTCATTGAGGTTATGATTCTTCACTTTCTTTTTTTATCAACTCTCTCAAAGCCTTTTCAAGCAACCAGCCAGAGAGTTGGGATCTTGACCTGCCTGTTGCTTTTGCATGATCACCAAGTTTCTTGTAAAGACTTGGGTTGATCATCAGGCAGACTTGAACTTTTTTCTCAACCAATGCCATAAGATCACCTCCTATATGTTCAGCCATTCAATATAAGATCCAACAAAATATCTTGTTTTCTTTCTTCTTGGAAAGTTCTTTTTCAGATCAAAGATGTTCCAATCTCTTGACTCTCCAATCCCTTTGTCATGGCACTCTTTCAAGAACTTCTTTGCTTCCCTGTATGTTGGGAAAAATTTAATTCTTTTCAATGAGCACCTCCAAGCATCTTCTTGCTTCATCTTTTGCAATTGGCAAGCAATCCTCACAGATCCCATGACTCACAAGGTTAGGTGCTTTACCACCACTCTTGAAACCCATGAACCCTTTGCAATAACAGCAAATGCTTTTGATTTGATAACTCATGATATTTTCTCCTAATCATTCACAAAAATTTTTCTGCCAATCTTGTGAGCAACTGTGTAAATGGGTTCACCATGCTCATCAATCTTGTCAAGATAACCCTGATCAAATTTTGAGAGCTTCAATTTCTTAAATGCTTCCCATGCTTCATCTTTGGTTGGGTGTTTAGAAACCAATCTCTCATCAATAGATATGCCAAACATTTTCAACCTCCTTACCAACCCATTTCTTTCCTGTCTGCACACTCATCACAGCAATAACCTCTTTGTTTGTCCAGAGGGGTCAATCTGTTTTCCTCACCACAATCAGGGCAAGGCAGGTTTCTTGGGTTGTCCTTGGTGGCTCTCCTCAATGCAGACCTGCCATGAGGATCTTGAAAGCCAACACCATCAATCAAATAATCATCTTCATAATAGTCAGAATCCCAATCCATTTTGATTCCTCCTTTCAACCCAAGCACCTCTTGCAATCAACAACAAGATCAACATCAAGGATGGGTCTGATATAAGACCTGAACTTGGCAGATCCACAATAACTCCCAATATAGCAGATCCCAATCCCATCATCTGTGTCAACATAATCAATGTGAAGATGGTGGATCTTCTCTCCTGCTCCTATCATGCCCGGGATCACCATCTGCTTTGCACCCACTTTTTCAAGCAGGGAATAAAGAGAGCCCTTTGCATCCTTGGGCACAACATCTGACAATTTAAAACTGTGATTGACCTTAATTTTTGCCATCTCATTTCCTCCTTTGTTAAGGTTAAAATTGAATTTCCATCAAGTGCTGTGGTGGATCTGTTCACAGCACTCAAAAAAATCTCAATTACATTGCAACTGATATTTTAACTCCTTGCTCCCATTCATAGTCAGAAACATGATCAACTGACTGTATTGAGCCCACAGGATATTTATCATGCCCATTGGTCACAGGAACACCACCAAACAGAGAAACCATCCTGCTGGAAACAACCTCACCTGTCACTCTCATGATTTTCTTTGTTCCTTTATATCCAACATTAGGGATATAGTGTGGCACTTCAACCTCTTTTCTGGTTGCATTTTTCAGGACAATAGTGCCATAGGGTTGACATGCATGCCTAAATTCTTTCATGTGAGTTCCATAACATTTTGGATCTCCCTGCACTTTACAGACAGGACATTCAGGACACTCACAAATGGCAGGATCTTTGCCACAAATTTCACATGGATGATCCATGTCAAAACTTGGGTCATGTTCTCTCCTCATATTATTTCCTCCTTTCGTTTGGGTTGTATCATCAGCAGACAAGTTCCCATCTTGCCTGTTCCCTGCTTTCGCAGGGATTCAACTTTTAAAGATCAACTGCCTTGGTTTTTGGAAATTTGAAATGCAGGGAGTCAGGTCTTTTCTTATCCCTCTCCCTGATGAAGTTGTCTGCCAGAATATCCCACATGACCTTGAGCTCTTTGTAAGACAACTTATTCAATGCCTTTGACATTGCCAACTCTTTGTGCACATCTTGAGTGTCCAGATAGTGCACCAAGAGCATGTGTTTCAGATGAATCTTATGATGGGCTTTATGCTTCATGATATTTCCTCCTCTTTCCTTTAGAATGGAAGATCTTTGTCAATCTCTTTCTCTCTTGCCCTGTTCCACTCCAAGAACATCTTGAACTGTTCAGGGTTTCTCTTGAAAAATTCCAGACTCTTTGAGAAATCATCACAGGTTGAACTGCAAGGGGTGTTGGTATCCCAATCAAAGAAAGCAATCTCACAACCATCACAGCAATGGAAAAATGTTTGCCTGTCCACATACTCCTCATGATCCCTGATTGCTTTTTTCCCACAGGTGCACTTGAACTCTGTGACAGAAACCATCTCATCCCTTGAGCCATAGGTCACACCATGATCATCTGGATAAAGATGTGACTCACACACAGGGCATGGTGCTTCTGGTTCTGGTGTGGCAGACTCAAGAAGATCCCTGATTCTGCAATTCTTTCCAATCACCTTGCCCACACCATCATGTGAAACAACATAATTGAAAGCATCAGAAATTTCCCTGCTTTCTCCAACCCAATCATTGATGAACTTCAAAGCACCTTTCTTGGTCTTAAAGGTTCTGTGCTTATGCACACCATCAATGCTTTCATACTTTAACAAGTAAACTTTTTTCTGTTCCATTTGATTTTCTCCTTTCTATTGTTTATTTTGTTTCTATTGTTTCTATGATCAACTTCATTTCAAGAGCTTCCAGCCAGACAAGAACTGAAAGCCCTCAAGATGGAGTCAATTAAATGCTGGCATATCCTGTTGACCTTGGTGAAAAACAGAGCTCATTATTTGCCAGACCATTAATGTCATGGATGAGGTTTGACAGCACCCACTCATCACCCATTTTGTTGATCTTGCCAAACTCAATAAACCCAACCATATCTTTCAGGTTTTCCATTGAAGCACTTTTTTCAAGACTGATAAGAATATCAATCTTGACATCACTCTCTTTTGAATCACCCAAGAGCTCAAGTGCTTTCATTCCATCAATCAACCTGTTTGCAACAGCAGACTCTAATTCAGATCTCTTTTCCATTTTTCATTCCTCCATTCCTCTGTTGTCAATTCCATCAAGCACAGGATAACCAGCCTTGATCAACCCTCTGACAAAAACATCATCAGAGAGATAAGCTCCCATGCATCTCTTTCCTTTGTAAACTGTGAAGAACTCACCATCATCATCCACATCTTTGAAGATCTTGAACGTGACCCTCTTGATGCCCAACTTCTCAAAAGAAGTCTGGTAACTGCATGATTTACAGGTGACATAAAGCCAATATTTAACACCATCAATCAACCAGCCACCAGCATGCTCATATCCCTGCACCCTGTCTGTTTGATCAAAATATTCAGAGATTGGTGCATATGACTTGGCAAACAGAAATGGCTTGCCACAACTATTGCATTTGAAAGACCCAACCTGATTCAACAGGGGTGCAACTTTGTGATAGTCAAAATAATAATCCATTTGATTTCTCCTTTTTGTTATGGTTATTGGTTACAGGTTAATTACATTCAGAGTGCTTCCAGCCAGCAGATCCAGCAAGTGCTGAAAGCACCACAATGCAATCAATCTTTGTAAAGACCAACCATCCCTGCATTGATCCATTCACAATGCCAACCAGATCCCTCCAAGAGCTCATGAACCTCTCTGCTGATCCCAAACACCTGTAATTTCTCTTGAGGATCATAAAAGGGTGCATCATAATAATCTGCCAGAGGAAAATCTTTTGAGTCAACTGAACCACTCTCACCACTAAAGCCAAACTGATCATGGTCAAAGATCTCAATGGTTGGAAACTTGTCTTGCAATTTTTTAATCAGGGTGCTTTTTCTCCACATGGTTTTTCTCCTTTATGCTTCTTTAATGAAACCCATTGACTTGCATGCTTCAATCGCAAATCTCCATTTCTGGATTTGATAAAACTCCTCATTGACATTGTTGATGCAGGATTTTTTGCAGAACATCTCAACATTATCCTTATCAACATCACACCAGAAATCAGCACTTTCTGGCATAACCTTTCCACAACTTACACAGATGATTTGGATGAGCTCATCATTGCCCTCCTGAATCATCCAGACTTTATATTTTTTCATCATGATCCATTTTCCTCTATGCCTGTTTTTGATACTGTGAACATCTTGCACAGTTGGTTGAGTATGGCTCAATGCATTTCCACAACCCACAATGATAAGGTGCTGTTTTACCTTTCTGCTCTTTGTCAAGTTTGAAAGCATTGGCAATTTCTTTCTTGGTTAATTTCAATCCAATGGATCTGCCAATGTGTTGCACCCAATTGACAGCATCATCCTTGAACATGCCAAAGGCAGAGCTCAAACAATTCATTTCCTGATCTGCCCAATATTCACCCATCTCAAAACTCATAACCTTGTCAGGTGAAAAATAATAAACATAATTGGAATAAGGAAATTCATCTCTTGGCTGAACATCAACCCAACAACCATCAAGAAAATCAATCTTATCTCTGTCTGAATTGCCAGACAATGTGAACGTGAAAACATTGTCATTGTCCTTGAATTGCTTTTCCATATTATCTCCTCCTTGATAAGTGTTTCTGTCTTTTGACTTCATCAATGCTGGCACTCACCAGCAGACACTTGTTTGTATGCTCAATCACCTCACAGCACTTAACCTGTCCAACAGAAAATTGGTGCTGAATGATGCCCACGACACTTGTAAGTCTTTTGACTCCATGCCCTGATTTTCAAGCCAGCAATTAAGTATGACCCAAATTTCAAGGGGTGGGATCTCCTGCTATTTGCAGGAGCAAGGTGGAAGTGAATTAAAGTGCAAGAATCATGCCACTTCAAGTCAATTTAAAACAATTATAACCAAGGGAAAACATTGAGGAAAACAACAGGGCTCAAACGAGCAAATAAAAAAAAGATCCAAAACTATTAAAATAATTAACAAAACCATTAAAAAGTTTAATAGTTTGAGAAAAAAAGAATTGACACAAAGATCTGATGCATGCTAATTGGCTGGAAATGACTAATTCCATCAATCACCTTTAAGGAAGCATTATGGATATTCAGTTGAAACAGCCCTGCACAAACCATCACACCATATCCCAATGCTTCCATGAGATCTCATCATGGCAGACGAGCTCCCACCATTAACAGACAAGCAAGCAAAGTTTGTTGAAGAATACCTGATTGATCTCAATGCCACACAAGCCGCCATCAGGGCAGGTTACTCTGAAAAGTCTGCTGGAACTATTGGCACAGAGAACATGCTAAAACCCTCAATTCAATTTGCAATTCGACAAAGACAGCAAGAGCTTAAAAAATCCACAGAGATCACACAGGAGAGGATTCTCAAGGAGGAGTCTTGCCTTGCTTATTCAGACCTCAAGGATCTGCTGAATGAAGATGGAACAATGATCCCACCTCACCAGATACCAGAAGAATTGAGGAGAGCCATAAGTTCTGTTGAGGTTATTGAAAGATGGATCAAGGGTGCTGGTGATGAGCCTGAAAGAGAGGTTAAATATAAATACAGGTTTTGGGATAAAGGCAGATCTCTTGAAAGGATCTCAAGGCATTTAGGCATGTATCCAACTCCGGGATCTAAAGAGCATCCATTGGAGGTCAATGTCACAGTCACGAAAGATTAATGTGCACTTTAAGAGAGAGGGATTCAATTCAGTTTACTATGACCTGCTGGATGATGATACCAGAACGCAAATATTCTTTGGTGGTGGAGCAGGTGGGAAATCAGTCTTTGTGGCTCAAAGGTGCATCTATGACCTGCTGAATGGTGGCAGGAATTATCTCTGTTGCAGGAACATAGGCAGGACAATCAGAAACTCAATATTCAATGAGCTTACAAAATACATTGATGTGAAAGGGCTCATTGGTTTATTCAGTATCAACAAATCAGAAATGACCATCACCTGCATCACAGGTTATCAGGCAATTATGACAGGGCTTGATGATGTGGAAAAAATAAAATCCATCACACCAAGGAGAGGAGTGATCACAGACATTTGGATTGAGGAAGCAACAGAGTGTCTTGAGAATGATGTTAAGCAACTTGCAAAGAGGTTGAGGGGTCTGGCACAGGGCATCAGGAAAAGGATCATTCTCACATTCAACCCTATATTGAGAAGTCATTGGATCTTTAAAAGATTTTTCAAAAACTTCAATGATGGTGACAGGGTTTACAGGGATGAGAACCTGCTCATATTTAAAACCACATACAAGGATAATGCCTTTCTTGAGCAGGATGATATTGATGAGCTTGAGAATGAGGTGGATCAATATTTTTATCAGGTTTACACATTGGGCAATTGGGGTGTGCTTGGAGATGTTATTTTCACCAATTGGCAAAAGACAGATCTGCTCAATGATCCAATAGTTGCAACTTTTGATCTATTTAAGAATGGGCTTGACTTTGGTTACTCCAATGACCCCACAGCATTTGTCAGGGCATACTATCACAGGGCTCAAAGAAAGATCTTTATCATAAACGAATATGAGAGCCTTGAGGTTACCAATGACCAGATTGCAAATGCCCTCAAGCCAATGCTCAATGGTGACAATGTGATTTGTGATAGTGCAGAGCCCAAGAGCATCAAAGAGCTCAACAATCATGGTGTGAGTGCCCTTGGTGCATTGAAAGGAAAAGACTCTGTGCTTCATGGGATACAATGGCTTAAACAGCAGGAGATAGTGGTTGATCAAACATGCCAAGGAGTGATCAACAACCTGCAACAATATCAATGGAAAAAAGACAAGGAGGGAAACACTCTCAACACACCTGTTGACAGAAACAATGATTTCATTGATGCTTTGAGATATGCATTTGAAGATGAGATGCTGATGGGTGCTGGTATAATTGAAGCACATGGAGAGATGGAATCAGCAAGAGCAGATTGGTAAAAATGAATGTTCCAAACTGCAAGGTTAAGGTTTAAGGTTCTTGAATGGTGACACAGGGGAAGCAAAGCCACTTGAGATATTCTGCTCCATCAAAATTATAATTCTCCCTGCAATCATCAAGCCAGAAATCTTTTTGCAGTTGGGTGGCAGGATCAAAGAAGTGGATTTTTTTAGCATCATCCACAATGACCCACCTGCCATCATTGTGCTTGCACTTGGGAGCATGCTCATAGAGATGAGGGTTCTTTGGCTCAAAGGTGCAAGAACAATTCAGAATGAAAGAGTCATTGCCTTTGCCATCAGGCTTATTGATTGAGATCTTTGACATGATTCACCTCCACATCTTTATAGATTCTTTCTGCTTCATCAACAATTTCCTGTCTGAAAGAATCATTATAGTGGGTGATCCTCCTGATCCTGACTCCCTGATATAAGCCATCTCTCTCAATATAAGGGCTCATGCCATGAGAGTCTTTGGGGAGGGTCAGACACAGAGCTTCCAATCTCAAGGCAAGTTCTTTGTCAAACTTGGTTGGTGGAAATCCATAATTCATGGGTTACCTCCTTTCAGATTTTCAAAGAGCAATTTGGAACATTCAATCTTATTATACCATATTGGGTTTTCAGAAAGTGTTGGTGTTAAAGGATTTGCAAGGAATTGATTGTCTAAAGCATTGATATTGCTGGCACGAAAATAAATTTATTTTTTTGTTGACAAGAGTTGGCAAGGGTTTGCAGGGAGCAAATCAGGAAATGGCAAGTGTAAGTGGTTGATAACAAAGGGCTGAAAAAAAATCAGAGGGTTAAAATGGGCTTAATAAACTTCATCAAATCAAGATACACAGACCCAACAACAGAGATTCCACCTCCACAGCAGGGTGAGATTGGTTGGGAGGACTCCAATCTTTACAGAGCAAAAGACTTTCCCAAATATAATCCAGATGCTCTCATTGGGAGCAAGGGTGCTGGCATCTATAAGAAGATGATGAGGGATGATCAGGTGAAAGCCGCTCTCCAATTCAAGTCACATGCTGTCATATCAAGAGATTATTATTTCCAAGTGGGTGTGGATGAGAATGGAGAGGAAAGGCAGGATCATGCAGAGATGGCAGATTTCTTTAATGTGATGGTTGACCAGATAGAGGGCTCATTTGATGACAACCTGCTTGGCATCCTGTCTGGTTTATACAATGGCTTTTCCATCACAGAGAAAGTCTATTGCCCAATTGATTGGCAAGAAAGGGCATATTGGGGAGTCAAGTCATTGAAGTTAAGACCCTTTGACTCATTTGATGGTGGGTTCATCACAGATGATCATGGGAACATTCTCAAGTTGGAGCAGGATCAAGCAGGACAGCCAAAGGAGATCCCTCTCAACAAAGTCATTCACTTTGTTCATCAGTCTGACATAGATGCCCATTATGGTGAATCTGATTTAAGGGCTTGTTACAGGGATTGGTGGTCAAAGGACATTGCCATCAAGTTCCAGAACATTCACCTTGAAAGACATGCAAGTGGATTTGTGTGGGCTCAAGTGACAGGCAACTTGAGTGAGGTGGAGAAGCAGAACCTCCAAAATCTTCTCAACAACATATCTGCCAGAATGTCAGCACAACTGCCAGAATCAGTCAACCTGAATACAATCCAGCCATTAAGGACAGAAGCCTTTAAAGAAGCAATCTCTGGTTACAACACAGGCATTTCAAGATCCATCCTGATGCCTAACCTGTTAGGGCTTGCAGAGCAAGGGCCGCATGGGAGCAGGGCATTGGGTGACACACAACTCCTCTCATTCTTCTGGATCTTGGATGCAATTGCTTCAAGGCTTTCCCAAGCACTCAATGAGCAGATGTTCAAGGAGCTTGCCCTCTGGAACTTTGGCACTAAAGACTTTCCAGCATTTACATTTGAGCCCATATCTGATGAGCAAAAGATGGAGATTGCAAAGACTTGGAATGATCTGGTCAAGGGTGGTGCTGTCACCAAGTCTGATTCTGATGAAGCATACTTGAGAAACATGGTGGGCTTTCCTGAAAAGGTGGAGGAGGAGGTTGAGCCAGAAGAAGAACCAGAAGAAGTGCCAGACAATGAGGAATGGGTCAATGCCCAACCATTTGAAAAGGCAGAGCTCATCCTGAAAGAGTTTCAAGATAAGCCTTGGGTGAAAAGAGTGAACTTTTCAAGGCTGGAAAAATCGCTGGACAGGCAGGACAGCATTTTCATTAAAGACATGAATGATGTGATGGCAAAGACCAACCTCTCCCTGCAAAAGCAGATCATCAAGGTTTGTGGTGACAGGTCATTTGGAAGTGTTAAGCCCAAAGAGATCTTGGTTGTTGCAATGCCATCTGGTCTTGTGAGCCAATTGAGGAAAGTGATTAGAAACAATCTCCAAGTTATACTTGATGATGGTTATGCAATGGCAATCAAGGAATTGCCAAGAAAGAGATCTTTCCAGAGAATTGGACCGGGCATGGACAGAGGGCAAGCAGAGAAATATCTCTCAAGCAGGGCAATGAAGATTGCAGGGGTGGTTGACAAAGATGTGCTCAAGGCTGTTCAGAATGTGCTGGACAATGCCATCAAGTATGACAAGACCCTATCTGACACAATAAGTGCAATGGCTTATGACACAGAGCTCATGCAGATGTTGCCAGAGGTGGATGCTGGTGGGAGGGCAGTCAACATTCCTCACAGGCTGGAAAATATTGCCAGAACCAACACAGCAGATGCAGTCAATCAGGCAAGGATGAGTGTGTTTGGAGATCCTGACCTGAAAGGCTTTGTCAGGGCTTATGAATATTCAGCCATTTTGGATTCAAGAACAACAGAGATTTGTTCACACTTGCATGGCAAGATCCAGAGAGATTTTGGTGCTTATGTTCCTCCCAATCATTATATGTGCAGATCCATTTTAATTCCTGTGACAACTGTTGACAATTGGGATGGCAAGGAAAGCACAAAGCCAAGGATTGAGCCACAAGCAGGATTTGCATGATCAGTTCATTCAATCGCTTTATGTTGATTGGCAATGGTGGTGGTGGCACATCATTGTTGAGGGGTCTTTTAAATGCCCACTCAAAACTGCATGTTGAATTTGAGGAAAACAAGAGTGGCAGGGTTCAGCCAGCAGTCAATGAGATCCTGCATTGGATTGCTCTGGCAAAGCTGGTTGAAGATAATGGAGTGATATGGGCAAACAAAGTTCCTCTTGAGCAGTTGAAATCAAGAGGTTGGACAGATAAAGACATTTTGTGCCTTGCAGAGCACTTCAAGATGGTGTGGCTCATCAGGAGGTTTTCAAGATATTGGAAAGGCAAGAAAGAGAGCATCTATAAGGAAAATTGGGAATGGTCAAGATCCCTATATTGGCAGATCAGGGAGAAGCACCCTGACAGGATCATCCAAGTGTCATTTGAGGATCTGCTCTTGAGGACAGCAGTTGAGTTGAGGAGAATCTGTGCTTTCTTGGGTGTGAGGTATGAAAAGAACATGATGAAAGGCACACACAACACAGGACACAGCACTTATGATCAGGCAGGAATTAACTTGGAGAGGATATGAAAGTTGAAGATTTGAGAAGGCTTGCAGGAACAGAAGTTGATGATAAGATGCTTATGACATTTAAGTGTAGGAAATGTCATGAAAAGATTACATGGATATGTGCATCAACCTGTGATGATTTAAATCATATAGAAATAAAATCCTCATGCAAATGCATCCATTTTGTTATCAATGATTTTGGGGTAAGTGAAGATGGGAGGGGTGCATTGCCAAATATGGATTTAATTTATTGTCCAAGATGCAATGATCATGAATTTGATATAATTAGAAAACTTGGTGATTGGAAATATATTTGTTTGTTATGCACAAAATGCAGATCATCTGTAAATTTAAGTTTAATTGATAGATATATCAGCATGGAAGAAGCAATATGATAACCCTTAAAACCATAACCACAATTGAGCTTTCATCTGTCTGCAATCTTGCATGTAAATATTGCATCAACAGGCTTTTGGTGAAGCATCCAGATAGAGATGCAGGGATAATGACAAACTCTGTGTTTGAAAGGTCATTGCATTGGCTGAAAATCCTCTGTGACAGGGGAACACAGCAGGAGATCAATCTTAATGGCAATGGAGAGAGTTGCCTTGATCCTGATCTGATCGAAAGGATAAAAAGAGTCAGGGCTGTTGTTGATGATCGCAGAGTCTGCTTCTCCACCAATGGAGTCAACATGACCAGAGGGCTTGCAAAGGATCTGAAAGATTCAGGCATTGACCAGATTGACTTGAGCATCCATTCACCATTCCATGTGAGGAGGTCTGCCTATATTATGCACAATGCAGGGCTCAAGGGTGTTGTCAATCTTGGTGCTGTCCTGTACTCTCACAATTGGGCTGGACAGTTAGAGCCAGAAAACAGCATTGATGTGAAACTGAAAATTCAATGTGACCCACTTATTGATGGCAGAGGTTATATTCAGAGTGAGGGCAATGTCACTCCCTGCTGTTATGATTACAGGAATTTGGGTGTGTTTGGTCATGTGTTTGATGATGATCTGCTTAAAAGAGAGATCAAGCCCTATGAGCTTTGTGAAACATGCCATCAAACAATTCCAGAATACATCCTGAATGGGAGGGAGGTTGCCTAATGGATGTTTTTGAGTTTATGAAAACAAACAATAATTATTTTTCAGATGATGTTGCATCTTCATACCTTAATGACGAAATGATAGACGAAAAAACCTATGGCATTGATTATATTTTTTCTTGTGAGCAAGATTATCAGCGATTCAATTCAATATCAAAGCCAATTCCAAAAGTAAAACAAGTAAAACAAAAAATGGATGGTCTTGCTTGGTTAAAAGCTTTAGGAATAAAAAAAATCAAAAAGCCACCTTTTGATTGGATAGATATTTTAACATCAAACAGACCCCTCACTTATCAAGAGGGCATTGATTCTCTTATCTATGAGGCATCGGTGGGAAAACTTAAAGGAAACTTTCTTAAAGTGTTTCGTGTAGTGTTGGGTTTAAGGCAGGTTGATGTGAGCGAAAAAATGGGCATTTCACAAGCAAGATATAGTCAACTTGAAAGAGGGTTTTATCCAACCTTTGAATTATTTGCGAAAATAGAGAAATTTGTTTATAAAAAAGCAAGAGAAAAAGGATTCACATTAAATGAGAATAGCCACAATCAACACAATTGAAACCTCATCCATCTGTGACAACAGGTGCGAATATTGCCCTGCTCCAATACAGGGCAAGCACAGGGAAACAGGCTGGATGGATTGGAAAACATTTCATGAATCAATCAAGTGGGTGATCCATTTCAGCAAGCAGGGCACACAGAGGGAGTTGAATCTCTTTGGTGTGGGTGAGCCCACATTGCATCCAGACCTTGCAGAGATGGTTGAATATGCAAGAAAGCATTTACCAATCAGGCAAAAGCTCCACCTGAACACAAATGGCAACAACATGACATTTGAGCTTGCTGTCAAACTAAAGAAAGCAGGGATCTCATCAATTGACATAACAGGTCACAATGCCAGATCTGTTGCACAGACAATCAGGTATTTCAGACAGGTTGGAATTGATGGACAGATTTCAATGGACTTTATGACCAGCCCAAACAATTGGGCAGGGCAGGTGGATTGGTTTCACCCTGATTATTACAAAACAAAAGGCATGGAGTGTCCTTGGCTTAACAAAGGGCAGGTGATGGTCATGTCAAATGGAGATGTGACCAACTGTTGCATTGATGCATTTGCAACAGGTGTTTTCTCCCATGTCACAGAGGATCTCACACAGAAGCAGGTGCAACCATTTCAACTGTGTGAAACCTGTCACCACATATCAGAGGTTGGCAGGTTGATCAAGGTTGCTTGATGAGGGCTCCGCAGGGGAGCAATGTTCAATATTTTCTCCTTGGGTTGAGCAAGCATTGACTTGGAGATTGGCTCTGATGAAGTGCTTGCTCACCCACTACAAACAGAGGGAGTTTCAAAATGCCATACAAAACAAATAATGATTTGCCAGATGCAGTCAAAAAGGCACTTCCAGCAGAAGCACAGACAATATTCAGAAATGCTTTCAACTCATCCCATGAGAAAGATCAGGATGAGGAAAAAGCCAACAAGATTGCTTGGGGTGCAGTCACCAATGCTGGCTGGAAAAAGCAGGATGATAAGTGGGTGAAGTTGGCAAAGACCCATGAGTTTGATGCAGAGGTGATGAGTGTTGGTGTGTGGAACAAGGACAAGTTCACAGACAAGGATCTTGAGAGCATGGTGGCAAACTTTGAAGCTCTCAAGGAATCAATCAAGCCACCTGTTAAGTTGGGTCATAATGAAAAGCAAATCAAGGATGGTCAACCTGCAATTGGGTGGGTTAAGTCTTTGAAGAAAGTGGGCACAAAATTGATTGCAACATTGACACAAGTTCCAGATGTGATCATGAGGGCAATCCAATCAGGCAGATATAAGAGGATAAGTTCAGAAGTTTATTGGAATTACAAGCATGCTGGTGAAACCTTTTCCAAGGTTCTTGCTGGTGTGGCACTATTGGGTGCAGACATTCCTGCTGTTGACAATCTTGAAGATCTTGAAGCATTTTTGAGTCAATCCACCTCCAAGGGTTCGTTTGACAGCCTAAAGGCTTATGCTTTTGAAACAGATGAAGCAGGAAAAATTATCAACACAGACAAAAAGGAATTTACTGAAATGAATGAACAAGAATACAAAGCCAAACTTGCAAAGCTGGAACAGGAAAAGGAAGATGCTGAAAAGAAAGCAGAGCAGGAGATGGCTGAAAAAAAACAATATGCTGATAGACTTGCCAAGCAGGAGCAGGAAGCAGTTGAAGCAAAGCAGAGAGCAGAGGTTGAGGGCATTACAGCACATTGTGAGGAAATGGTTAAGGCAGGAAAGATGTTGCCTTATCAGAGGGATCTGATTGTCACAGACCTTGAGAAAAGAACTTACTCAAAGGATGATGGTCACATCTTTGACTTTGAGATGATCAAAAAGATCTTTGAAAAGGTGGACAAGATCCTTGTCACAGATGAAAAGGCTCATGACAAAAAGAAAACCTTTGATGTGACAGATCCTGCTGAATTGCTTTCACAAAAAACCAAGGAATATATGCAGGAGCATCCTGATGTGACCTATGAGGATGCTTCAAACATTGTTTTGCAAAAAGATCCTAAATTGGCAGAAGCCTATGCCAAAGATGAGGGAGGTGAAAAGTAATGTCATTTGCAAATTGGTTTAAAAGTTTCACAGTACAGGCAAAGGAAGATCTTGACACTCATCAATATCTGGCTGTTGCCCTTGATGATGGCAAGGTTGCAAATAATGGTTCAGAAGCCATTGGGATTTTGCAGAACAAACCCAAAACCAATGAGCATGCCACAATTGCTTTCACAGGGATCATGAAGTTCAGGGCTGGTGGTGCTGTTGCCATAGGTGCAAGAATGACTGTTGCAACCTCTGGTTTCCTTTCAACTGCTGGCTCTGGTGACTACATTGTTGGCAGGGCAGTTGCCGCTGTCACAAGTGGATCAATTGGAACAGGCTTACTTGATTTTACAAACCCACTCTATGCCAATACGAGTGATTTTATAGGATAGGAGGTGATCTAACATGGGAGCAACCGGAAGAGATTTACATATTGACCAACACTTGAGCAATGTTGCAATGAGTTACAGACCTATGGGAATGATCGCTGACTTGATTGCACCAATTGTTTCTGTTGGCAAACAGAGTGATATTTATCCCATCTGGAGTCAGGCAGATGCCTTGAGGGTTGAGGATGATAAGAGAGCCCCGGGCACAGAAGCAAACCTGATCTCCCAAGATGTGAGTTCAGAAGCATATTTTGCGAAAAACTATGCTTTGAAAACAGGGCTCACCCTTGAGGACAGGGAAAACATGGATGCTGGATTTATCAAGGAATTGAGGGATGGCAAGGCAAGATTCCTCAAGGGCAAGGTTGCAATTGCTTGGGAATCCAGAGTCTGCTTGCAGGTTACATCAGGCTCAAATGTGGGATCTTATTCAACAGTCATATCAGATTGGATGGATCATGCCACAGGGAACAGCACCCCACTTGCAGATGTTCAGACAGCCTTGGACAATGTGCAGGATCTGACAGGGTACAGACCCAACAGGCTTATCATGGGAGAGCTTGCATGGAGGCACTTTAGGAGACATGCAGATGTGATTGCAATCCTCTATGGTGATTCTGGTCAAGGACAGCCAAGATATGCATCAAGGGAGCAGGTCAAGGCAATCTTTGAAGTTGATCAGTTCTTGGTTGGTGCCGCTTATTACAATTCAGCACCAGAGGGTCAAAGTGCATCATTGAGCCCATTGTGGCTTGACAATGTGCTTGCCTACTATGCACCACCTGCACCAAGCATTGATGAGCCATCATTCATGTATTCATTCAGGTGGAGCAAGCCGGGTCTGCCAAACATGGGTGTTGAAAGGCATCCCTTTGACAGCAAGAAAAAGTCAGAGGAGGTTGAAATTGGTTACTATCAGGATGAGAAAGTCACATCAGCACCTCTCTCATTCCTGATCACCAATGTCACCTCTGTTTAATCTGAAACCCTTTAACAGACAGGGAGGGTGTCAAAGCCCTCCCTTTCAAAAGGAGAAACCATGTTAAGAGATGATCTGATCAATGAGGGCAAGATTAAGCCCACCAAGGAGGATCTGATAAGGAGGGGTGAAACACCACCCAAACCAAAAAAGAAAAAGGCAGAGAATAAGAAAGAAACATCTGCTGAAAGAATGACAAAACCTGCGAAATAAAAAGGGGAGAAAATATGCACATTGCTATTTATGCAACAGGCATGCCTTTCAATGGTGAGTCAATCCCTAATGGTGCAAGCCTTGGAGGATCTGAATCATCAGCATATTATGTGGCAAGAGAGCTTTCCAAGTTGGGTCATAGTGTCATAGTGTTTACCAACTCAAAGGACAGGGGTTCATGGGATGGTGTTTTATATGAATATCATGGCAAAGCAACCAAGCAATATCTCTTGGGTGATGCATTTCATTTTGTGATGCAAGTGCCTTATGATGTGGTGATTATTCAAAGGCATCCAATGGGCTTTCTCAACCCTGTAAATGCCAAGGTGAAACTGTGGTGGTTGCATGACCTTGCATTGTTGAGAAACTCAAAGATTGTCCAGACCCACCTGATCAACATTGACAGGATCTTGACAGTTTCAGAGTTTCACAAGAATCAGGTTGCAGACATTTATGATGTGCCCAAAGATTTCATTGTTTCAACATGGAATGGTGTTGACTATGATGCTTTCAATGACATTGACAAGAATTCAAGGGAGAAAGGATCTCTGTGCTTTGCTGGCAGACCAGAGAGGGGTCTGAATGAGTTGGTGGGTGAAAACAGCATCATGGAGGAACTGCCAGACTGCCATTTATATGTGTGCAGTTACCAGAACACCACAGGGCACATGAAAGACTTTTATGATTACCTGTGGGCAAGGTGTGAAGAACTCCCAAATGTGACCAACATGGGCTCATTGGGCAAACATAAACTTTATGAACTGCTGGCAAGGTGTGAGTTATATGTTTATCCCACCACCTTTGAGGACACAAGTTGCATCATGGTGCTGGAAGCAAATGCTGGTGGCACACCATTCATTTCATTTGAACAGGCGGCACTTCCAGAAACATGCAAGGATTCTGGCTCTGTCCTGTTGCCATTGAAAGATGGTGAGGTGGACAAAAAACTGTTCACCAAGACTGTGAAACAGATCCTTGCAGATCCCTCCAAATGGCAGAACCTGCACCACAAAGCCCTCAAAAAGAATCAGTCATGGGAGAGTGTGGCACTTCAATGGGATGGGCTTTTTAAAAAGATCCTCAAGGAGAAGTCACAGGATCAAACAAGGCTGTTTAAGCACCTTGAGCACTTCTCTGATGTTTATTGCATCAAGGAGCAAGCCAAGGAGCAACTTTGGAAAAACTATCACTTCATGTATGATGGTGCTTATGAGGAGCATTATCAAAAATATTACGAATATGAAAAAAACAGGGGTGTCATTTATGGTGAGGAGGATCTGACAGGACAGCCAAGATTTGAACAGACTGCCTTGTTTGTTGATGGGTTCAAGCCCAACTCAATCCTTGATTATGGTTGTGCTCATGGTCATTATGTCATGAACCTGATGAAACGATTTCCTGATATAAGATATTTTGGGGTTGATATTGATGAGAGCAACATTCAGACAGCAAAAGAATGGGCTTTGAAATATAAAGAAGATCATGAGTTGGTTGACAACCTGTTTATTCACAGCACAGTTGGAGAGTTTGAGCTCACCCAAAAAGTTGACATGATCATCATTGCAGAGGTGCTTGAGCATGTTCCAGATCCAGCAGATCTTGTCAGGCAGTTGAAAGAGTATCTTGCACCTGATGGTGTCATGCTCATAACAACTCCTTATGGTGCTTGGGAAGCAATTGGATATGATGAGCACAAGGGTTGGAGGGCTCACATTCACCACCTTGAAAGGCAGGATCTCTCTGACCTGTTTGGCAGTCAAAAAGAATACAAGCTCTTGGCATTACCTCACAGGGATGGTCTTGGTCACTTCTTTGTGACATTCAAAAACTCTGAAAAGGACATTGATCAAATTGACTATGAAAGAAAGTTGAGATCTCAAGCACCACAGGAAACCCTTTCTGTGTGCATCATTGCGAAAGATTCAGAACTAACAATTGGGAAAACACTCAAGGGAGTTGGCAAGGTTGCTGATGAAATCATTGTGGGAATTGATGAAACCACCACAGATGAAACCAAGAGTGTGTGTGAGCAATTTGGAGCTCACACATTCAGCATCCCATCACCTCTCAAAGTTGGGTTTGCTGTTGCAAGGAATTACACCATTGCAAAAGCCAAGATGGATTGGATTCTGTGGATTGATTCTGATGAAACACTTGAGCAGGTTGAGAACCTCCCAAAATATTTAAGATCCAACTGCTATAATGGATATGCTGTCAAACAGCACCATTATGGGGTTGACCCACCTGCATTATTCAAAACAGATTATCCTGTCAGGCTGTTCAGAAATCACAGGGGAGTCAAGTTTTATGGCATGATTCATGAGCACCCTGAAACGACATACAATGAGGGGTGTGGAAAGATCATCATCATTCAGGACATTGCCATCATGCACACAGGATATGCAACAGAAACCATCAGGAGAAAAAGGTTTGAGAGGAACTTTCCACTCATGCAGAAAGACAGGAAAGAACACCCTGACAGGAAACTTGGCAGGTTTCTCTGGTTGAGGGATCTGGCTCATCTTGTGAAATACACCCTTGAATCAAATGGTGGACTGATCACAGTTGATGTGCAGAAGTATGCCCAAACCATTATAAATCTGTGGAGGGAATTGCTTGAGGAGGGCAACTCAAGATTCATTTCAGAGTCATTGCACTATTATTCAGAAGCAGTCAATGTGCTTGGAGGTGGCATTGAGTTTTCAGTTGACTTGAAAGCACAGACCAATGGGCACAAGAGCTCAATTGCAAAACAGCCAATGGTGGGCATGTTTGCAAGCAGGGAGGACATAAAGGGCTTGATGGATCACCTGACAGAAGAAACCACAAGGATTTATGGAGAGAAATACTTTTGAAAACTGTGATCATTACAGGTGGCAACAGGGGAATAGGGAAAGCATGTGCTGAAACATTCAAAAGCAATGGCTGGAATGTCAGGATCACATCAAGCAAAGAAGATGTGAGAGATTTTGAGATGTGCAAGAGTGTTGCAAAGGAAACAATTGAAAAATATGGAGCAATCAATTGCTTGGTGAACAATGCAGGAGTGACAGCAAACAAGCCATTTTTATTAATGACACCAGCAGAATGGCATAGTGTCATTGACATTAATCTCAATGGTGCTTTCAACATGACAAAGGCTGTCCTGTTCTCCATGATGAAAGCAGGAGGGAGCATCATCAATATTTCATCAACAGCCGCCATCATGGGCATGGTGGGTCAAGCCAACTATTGTGCATCAAAAGCAGGGCTGTTGGGCTTTACAAGGGCACTCTCAAGAGAACTTGCAAGGCTTAATATAAGAGTCAATGCTGTTGCCCCGGGTCTGATAGAAACTGACATGACAAAGGACAAGCTGGATCTGACAGCAAGCCAAGAAAGGATCAAGTGCTTTGTGCCCATGAACAAGGCAGGAAAGCCATCTGATGTTGCAGAAATGGTTTATTTTCTGGCATCTGATAAATCCCTATATATCACAGGTGATATTATCAGGATTGATGGTGGTCTTGGTGGAGATACAGGATGAACAAGGCTGAATATGCAAAGGCTCTGGATAATAAGTGGAAAGAATACAAAACAGGCATCATTTCAAATGATGATTTTCAAGCCCAAGCCATAATTTTTTATGACAAATATCTTGCAAGCAAACATTTGAAAGATGGTGATCTTGACATATTCAAAAAGATTCTCCATGAAGCAAAGAATCTTTATGGGCTTGCAAAAGATAATTACTATCTGAAAAAAATTAATATAACTGATTACATTTGGGAAAGGGGTCTGGCAATTGGCAAAGGTATAAGCTGGTATGATTTTAAGATGGTTGAGTTGGGTTTGGGAGCAGAGCTTTTGCCAAAGAAAGACAGGGAGCATTTCTCTTGGAAGTCATTGAAGATTGAAAGGCAGATATTTCCTGACAGGTTAAGATCACCATACAACATGACCCTCTGCCCAAAGGAAAATGAGCTCTCTGCAATCCAGACATTGAGGGTGTTTTTTGAGCTCATTGATTTTTACAACCAGAAGCATGTTCCAACATTGAAAAGAGATTGGAATATCAGAGATGGGTCATGGGTTGAATTGGATGCAGAAGCAGAAGCCTTTGACCTGCCTTATCTGGACATTGAAGTGACAGCAAGGGAGAGGGCACAATTTGAAAGGTGGAGGGATGGCACAGGAGGACTTGGGGAGTAACATATCATTAAATGATTTCAGGGCAATGAGTGAGAAAGATCAGTTTGCCCATGTGTTCATTGCAATCAAAGCCATTACACATCTTGAGAGGGCATCAAAAGAAGCAGACACAGTTTTGGAAAGGGCAAGGTCTGTTTTTGGGGTGTATAACCTCAAGAAGAATTTGGAAGTTGGGAAAAAGATTCATGAAAGATCTGCTTGAGATAGTCTGTGAAATAATTGCCAAGGTTCTGGAAAAGGATTTTGAGTATTTCAAGCCAGAGTCAAGGTTTGAAGATATTGGAATTGACAGTCTTGGATTGTTGATGGTGATTGTTGGTGTGGCAAATGAGTTCAATATTGTTGGAACAGAGGAGGAGGTTGTTGAGCTTGTAAAGACGATTGACACCATTGAGGATATTGTGAGCCATGTCAAAAACCATTCTGGCAAATAATGAGCTTGTTGAAATCACAGGGATGCTCAAAAATCAGACATGGGAAACAATTGACCTGACACCTTTCTTGAACCATGATGATCCAAAAGCAGTTGTCATTCAGATCAAAAATACATCTGCCAACAGCAAGGTGAATGCTGTCAGACCTGTTGGGAGTGGTATTTCAGACACAAGAACAAAGGCAAAGTTGCTTGGTGATATGACCAGACAAGTGCCTGTTGCCCTTAATGCTTCAAATGAAGTTGAGCTCTTTTCCATAGATGCAAGCAACACATTTTATATTCATGCAGAATTTGGAGGTGATGCTTTCATTGCAAATGCTGATGCAGAGCAAGCATTTACAGGGCTTGGCAATCAATGGGTAACAAGAGATATTACTGGAATATTGGGAGCAAATGCTGGAAATGCTGTTGGAGCTCTCCTCTGGATTGAATGGGATAATGCAGGGGATTGGGGATACAGGAACTTTGGGAGCACAAACAATTGGCATCCTAATAATATTGCAAGAAACAGCACATTTGGAATTGTTGGGGTTGATAGTGAGGACAGATATGAATTTTATCCATCAAAGTCAGGAGGAAAAAGCCCTGTTTTTCAATCTTGGTTTTATGAAATAGGATATTTCAAGAGGGATTGGACAGCCCATGTTGATCCACCAATCAGAAGTGCACCTGTGCTTGGTGCATGGACAGATGATGATCTGACAGGTGACACAGACCCTGATGCAGAAATTGCACTTTTAAGGTTGAGGAACACTTATACATCAGGACCGGGCTTTCAGGGATGGGCAAGAAATGATGAGGGTTCTGCACCAACAATTTTATTTATTCCAACCACAACTCTCCATGTGCTTGTGAATTTGACTGATCAACAAGTTTATGAATATTGGAAGCAAAACGCAGTTCAACAAATTGGGGTCATGGGTCATTTTGTTTACACAGAACCAAGAGCAGAGGTTTTGAGGTTGAGCTCATACATCAACCCTTTATTAAGTTTGGATTCAATACTATGGCAATAGATGAATTGCACCTTGACTCATACATAAGCACAATCATTGAGCTTGACTCACACATAAATGTGCAGATTGCTCTTGATTCAAATATTGAACCTTTATTGAGTTTAGATTCACATATAAACCCAATTTTAAATATAGACTCTGTAATTGATTTGGAGGTGGTCTAATGGCAGATGAGAAATATTATGTTGGTGATGTTGGCACAGAGATCAGGGTCAACTGTGGTCAGATCATAACAGGAGCAACAGCCCTGAAACTGTATGTGCAAAAGCCAGATGGAACAGAGGTGGAATGGACACCAACCATCTATGGCACAGACTATCTGACTTACACAATCATTGCAGATGATTTTGATCAAGAGGGTGATTATAGATTGCAGTCTGGTCTGACACTCACAGGGTGGACAGGCAGGGGAGAGGTTGCAATTTTCACAGTTCATGGTCTTTTCAGGAATGGTGAAAGAACTTACACATAGGAGTTATCATGACAACTTATGCCACATTCAAAGAAGTGACAACCAGATATGCAGTCATCAAATCTTGGGGTAAAACTGAAATTGAGGTTTCAAGTGACCTGATTCACTATGCAGAGGTGGAGCTCAACAGCAGACTTGCAAGCCATTTTGATGTGCCATTCCCTGTTGCATATCCAACAATCAAAGATCTCACAATTGAGCTCACATATTACAGGGCAATGCTCACAAGAGATCCAGACAAAGCAGTCAAGATCCATGATGCTATAATTGGCAGAATTGAGGATTTAAAAGAGGGCAAAGAGTATATTTTCACAGGGTCTGAAACAATTATCCCATCTGGTGCTGATCAGGTTATTTGGTCACCACTAATGGATTTTCACCCTGTCCATTCTATGCTTGATGCAGAAAGCCCTTACACAGCAGTTGATTCATCCCTGATTGATGAGCTTGAAAGTGAGAGAAGTTGATGGCAGTTCCTGTTTTCATGAGTGTCAAGGGTGTCAGAGCACTCCAAAGACGTTTGAAAAAAATGAAAGGTGGCATTTCAGACAGGAGAAAGCTCAATGCCCAAATTGTTGTTGTGCTTGACAGGTGGATTCAAAAGAACTTTCAGCAACAGGGGAAATTGGCTCATAGTGGCAGAGGTTGGAAAGCCCTTGCTCCTGCAACAATTGCACAGAGAAGAAAGAAAGGTGCTGGTGCAAAGATCTTGCAGGACACAGGGCAGTTGAGAAGCAGATGGAAACACCAATGGACTTCTAAATTTGCCAAGGTTCAATCTGGTGTGCCCTATTCAGAAATTCATCATGAGGGGTTGGGTCACATTCCAGAGAGAAGAATCTTGCCAACAGAGTCACAGATAAGACCAGAAGTGCTCAAGGTCTTTGGCAAGTATATCAAGACGGTGATTAAATGATAAACTTTAAAGATGTAATGAAAGGGGTTGAAACTGTCCTCAATGACAATCTTGATGGTTACATCATAACAAGGAATGAGGAAAGGAACACAGATCCAAGTGTTGCATCACAGTTCAAAGGCTGGATTGGCATTTATAGAGGATCGCTGGAATATGAAACTGTGACCATTGGCAACATTCCTTGGCTGGTTGCTGTTGATGTAATTGTTGAGGTTCAGGTGGCAGACATGGGAAGTGGATCAGAAGCAGAGGACAGGTTGCAGGATGCAGAGCTTGAGGTTCTGAATGTTCTGACAGCCAATAAAAAACTCAATGCAACTGTTGAAATGACTCATGGATATTCTATTGAATATGAATACAATGATGATGAGCACATTTATTTTCATTCAGCAATAATAACAATTCATGCAGAGGTGAGAACATGAAAATCAAATGGGTTGCTGGCAGAAAAATGATCCCAAGGATAGGGATCATCAACACAGGTGATGTTTTGGAAGTATCAACAGAGGTTGGCAATGCTTTGATCAAGCAAGGTCAAGCAAGTAAGTATATTAAAAAACCAGCAAAAAAGAAAGAGGGAGGTGAATAAGAATGGCTTATGGACAAGATGGACATATTGGAATGAGTTTCCAAGACAGTTTTGGCACAAGCAATGTTGATTCAATGGAATACTTTTGCTTTATTTCAGAATCAATCACAGAGAACATTGAAAGCCTGATGGCAGAGTGCTTGCAATCAAGATATGAAGAACCAGACGATTATGAGGGCATGCATGGGATTGAGGGTGATGTTGCCCTTGAGGTTCATCCACAAATGATTGGCAAACTGCTTCAAGCATGGGCTGGTCAAAGTTCTGAAACTGCTTTTGTTGGGTCATGCTATGAGCACAACTTTGTGCCAATCACAGATGATTGGAGTGAGAGCATTTCTGCTTTACCTCCCATGAGCATTGAGGTTTATAGAGATACAGGTTCAGCCTATCTTTATTATGACATGCTCTTGAATCAGTTGGTGTTTGAGATCTCTCAAGGAACTCTTTACAAGGCAACTGCTTCTTTCATAGGAGCACAGTTCAGTTGGATTGAGAAGTCAGTTCCAAGTTTTGAGCCGGGATCCTTTTTTGCTTGGGATACTCTCTCATTATCACTTGCAGGATCAGCAGTTGATGATGCAAGCCAGATCACCATCACACTCAACAACAACCTTGCACCAAAGGCATTTCTGGATCTCAAGAAATATCCATCAAGGATATTAAGGGATGGTTACAGAACAGTTGAGGTTGCAGGAACATTGTTGCTTGATGGTGATGCAGAAGCAAGGAACTATAAGAACAGGGCACAGCAAAGGTTTGTCATGACAGCAACAGACCCTGCAACTGTTGCACTTGGTCACAACCAGCTTGAGATTGACATTCCCAAGATGCTTTATACAGAATTTCCTGTCAATATTGGTGGAACAGGACTGATTGAGGTGTCATTTAGTGCAAAGGGAAAATATGACATAACTTCAAGTTATGCTGTGCAGTTTACTCTGGTGAACACAACACCTGTTTATTAAGGAGGAATATGGACATTATAATTGATTGGCAAACTTTTTCAACAGAGTTTGCAGATGGAGAGATTTCAATGGAGTTAAGACCCTTGAAATCCTATGCCATGTTTATGCTTTCACCCTATCTTGACAACCCTAATCCAAAACTGAAAGAGGAATCAGTTGAGGAATACACAGCAAGGTTGTCAGGGGAGGACAAAGCAAGACTGCTGTTGAACAGCCAGAAAATTCAGGAACTTTCCAGCAAGATATTCCCTGATCATGTCAGGAATATTCAGGGAGTGACTGTGAATGGACAGCCTTTGACAATTGAACAGATTGCCACAGAGGTTGTGTTCCTGCAACTTTCAGTTGAGATATGTGGGCAGTTGGCATCCATTTCAAGACTAACAAAGGAAGATGAAAAAAACTCAAGAGGGGTGTTGCACTTGCAGGATCAGGTGTTGTCAGATCAGAGATAGTGAGTGGACACCCCACTTGGAATTGGATTCAACTTTTCAGATTATGCCATGAGTGGAGGTTTGATGGTAATGTGTCAGGCAGAAAGAAAAAGGCTGTCAGGACAGGTTACTATATAAGGACAGATCTGCCCTCTGCTGGAAGCATCATGGAGGAATCCCATCTTATTGTGCAGATATTCAGAACCATAAAAAATGAAGAAATGAGAATATCCAATGGCTGAAAAAATAAGCATAATTGTTGGAGCAACAGATAAATTCTCTGGTGCTTTCGATAAGCTCACAAGCAAGTTGCCAAGCATCACCAAACTTGTCACAGCAACTGCAACAGCATTTGGTGTTCTTGGTGCAAAGGCTGTCCACTCCTTTGGGCAATATGAGGAAGCACTCACAGACTTGGGCAAGGTCACAACTGAAAGCATGGACTCTGTGCACAAGAAAATGCAGGAGTTGCCACCTGTCCTTGGAACTTCCACAGAGCTTGTGAAAGGATATTACCAAGTCATATCAGCAGGAGTGACAGATCCAGCAGAAGCAATTGAAACCCTGACAGTTTCTGCAAAAGCCGCCAAGGCCGCCCATGTGGATCAATCAGAGGTTATCAAGGGTTTGACAAAGGTGATGGCAGGTTTTGGTGATGAGATCGAAAATGTCACAGAAGCATCAGACTTGCTGTTTGCCATTGAAAAAGAGGGTCAAACGAGTTTCAGAGAGATGATCCCTGTGATTGGTGGTCTTGCCAAAGTGTCTGCTGATCTTGATGTTGCAAGTGAGGAGATGGGTGCATCCCTTGCCCTCATCACCCAAACAGCAGGAAACACAGAGGAAGCCGCCACACAATACAGAGCCATTATGATAAGCCTGATGAAACCCACAGAAGCAATGAAAGATGTGATCAGGGATATGGGTTTTGAGAGTGCACAGGCGGCAATCCAGCAGATTGGGTTGGGTGCAACCCTCAAGGGCTTAAAGGACAGCACAGGTGGATCAGCAGAAGCAATGGCAGAACTGTTTGCCAACCAGAGGGCATTGATTGGTGTTTCAGCCCTGTCTGCGAATAACTTTGAAACATTGACACAGAAAACCCTTGCAATGACTTCTGGTGTGGGCATGACAGAGAAAGCATTTGCTGATTGGTCTGACACATTGGTTGCTCTTTGGGGAACTGCAAAGAACTCCTTGGGCAACCTGTTGACCCTGATTGGCATGGAGCTTGCACCAATCGCATCAAGGGCATTGAAAAGCATCATTGGCTTTCTTGAGCAAAACAAGGTGGCAATTGTTGGATTTGCCAAATCGTTTGCAAGTGGCATGAGTGCAATATTAGATGTGGGATCAAGGGCACTCCCATTTTTGAACAGGTCATTTCTGGTTTTGCAGAGCACTTGGCAGATCCTCAAGATGAGCTTTGCAGACCTTTCCATTTCATTGTGGGAGGGCATGCAGTTTCTGGTGGAGAAATATACTCAATTTCTTGAGGTGGTCAATATTGGTGGCATGTTTGACAAAGATATTGAGATGGCAAATAATTTCACAGCATCCATTGGTGAAAATATAGATGCCCTCACCCTGATGAGCCAGACAGCCCAAGAGGAACTTGCAAAGTTGGCAGGTGACCAGACAACCATTGAGAGTGTGGATGCAACCAAGGAAGCAATCACCAATGCTCTGGCTGGAATCAAAGAACAAGCAACAGGGGAAGAACCCACAGGGATTTATCCTTTTGACAATGCCAACATTGAAAAAACAGCAGAAAACTTGGAAGCATTAGGGGTCTTGCATGATGAGCACTTTCTGACTGACTCTGAAAAACTCACCCTGTGGTATGAAACAGAGCTTGCAAAATATGAGGGCAATGAGGAAGCAAAACTGCAACTCACAGAAGTATATCTCAAGAGAAGATCAGAACTGCAAGCCAAGGTTGATAAGGATGCCCTCAAGAATGAAAAGACACAACAGGATGGCTTAAATGCTGTTGCAAAAGCAGGATCAATAAAAGGGTTTGGAATACTCAAGGCAGCGGCTATCCCTGAAATAGTATCCTCAACACAAACAGGTGCTATAAATGCCTATAAAGCCCTTGCATCAATTCCAATTGTTGGACCGGCTTTGGGAGCGGCCGCTGCCGCTGCTGTGATCGCTTATGGAGCAGTCAGATCAGCAAAGGTGACAGGGCTCACAGTTGCTCATAGTGGTCTGGACTATGTGCCCAAGGAGCAAACCTTTCTGCTGGACAAGGGAGAAAGGGTTGTGTCTGCTCAACAAAACAAGGATCTGGTTGAGTTCTTGGCAGGTGCAGGTGCAGGTGAGGGTGGTGCTGGTGCAATCACAGTTGAAAATTTTTTCTTTCAAGTTCCTGTTTCAATGGATGAGATCAAAAGAATGGACAGGGAGGATTGGAGGGATCTGACAGAGGATCGAATAATACCAGCCTTGAGAGATTTGGAAGCAGGAGGGATAAAGGTCTAAAAAATGGCACTCAAATTTGAGTTGGGCATATCAAGTGTTGATGCTGTGACACTCAAGCCTGAATATAATTACAAAGGTGGAGAGAAGCAGTTGAGGACAGAGCACAGAACCAAGGCAGGTAAATTGTTTCTGTATAAGTGGGGAGATTACAAATCATTTTCATTTACTGTGAACTATCTCCCTGCTTCTGATGCTTCCCTTGTCAATTCATGGTGGGATTCAAACACAGAGCTCTTGTTTCTCATAACATCAGACACAGCAACAGAGGTGCATAGTGTGGTGCTGATGAACAAAGACACTCCATTCCAGAGCTTTGCAAAGCCCTATGCAGATCTGTATAAGGGCAAGGTTCTCTTGGAGGGTTACTAATGCCACATGATGTGACAAGCTGGTTTGTGGATCAAACAAGGCAGGTAGGGTCTGAACCCAAAAGAGTGTTCAAGATTGGCACATCTGATTATAGTGACAGGGTTTCCAAGTGGCCGGCATTCAAGAGGACAGCCTATGAGATAAAGGCAGTCAATCCAAGGGTGAGTCTTGCAAATGCAGATGGTGATCTCAACCTGTTCTTTGAAAACACATACACCCTTGTCAATACCTGCACACTTGAGATTGGTTTCACCCACCCCACAAGTGGTGATGAGCTCATCACAGTTTTCACAGGGTTTTTGAAAGATGTGAACTATCCAAGAAAGGAGTGCATCACCCTGATGAAAGACAGACTCTTGGAGTTTACACAAAAGAAAGTGGGTGAGTCTGATGTGCCTGTTGAGTTTACAAATGAGCTTCCCTCTGACATTGCATGGACTCTCTGCACCTGTTATGGAGAGCTCTCAACAGATAGTGCCACCAACCCTGATATTGATTATGACAGTTTCTTGGAGTGGGCTGGAATCTTCTCTGTTGATAACATTCTCTGTGATGCATATTATGATGGGCAGAAAGTCACAGAAGCCCTCACAAGCCTGTCCAAAATGACAGATTCAGCCATTTGGGTTGAGGGTGATGGCAAGGTGAACTTCAAGAGGTTCACCAATGCATCATCATTTGACATTGTGCTTTCTGTTGATGATGAAATCCTTGACCTCACCATTGATGTTGAATCGCAAAGGCTGGTGAACAGGCAGAGTGTTGGCTTTGACTATGCACAAGAAAGTGACTATTGGCAGAAAACAGTCTTTGCTCAAAACACCACATCAGTCAACACATTTGGGCTGAATGAGGAAACCATTGAGGATGAAAGCATCTGGTTCAACACTTCTGGAAGTGCCCTGAACCTTGCTCAAAGGAAAGTTTCTCTTTTAAGCTCTCCACCCAAACTGTTCACATTGAAGATCCCTCTGGTTGGCATTTACATGCAGTTGGGTGAAACTGTCAGGCTGGTTGATTCGTTTTATGGCATCACCTCTGTTGATGCATGGGCAATCACAGAATATGAATACAACATGAACACAGATCAAATGCAGTTTGTGGTTGATGGGGCGGCAACCTTAACTCCATTCATTCTTGATGTGACAGAATTGGATAGTTCAGCAGGGGAGGTTTTGACATGATACTTCAAACAATCATTTGTAGTGTGAAAGGGTGCACAAAAACCAAGACAGAAAGCCACCCAAACACAGGCTTTGTGGGTTGGGGTCACATTGTTGGGATCATGAATGATGAAACAGGAGAGGACAGGGCTCATCTTTGCCCTGAACATTTGGCAATTACTAAAAAACTATTAAATAGTGAAATCAAGGTGAATTAAAATGGCATGGGTGGATTTATCAACTGCATTTGGATATGGCACAGTCTTGACAAGTGCACAAATGCAGAATTTGAGGGATAATATCACAGCACTTGCAAATGGTGATTCTGGTGCTCCTGACATTCAAACAGCGGCTCTGGATGATGATGTGGTGACAAGGGCAAAGCTCGCTGATTATGATTCTGGTGTCAGACAAGAAAGTGAGAGCTTGGTTTATCTTGAAACCATAGGTTTTACACACACATCATATGCAAAGGTTGATGAATTTCCTGCCTGTTCAAGAAATGGAACTATCCAGACAAGAATTGGTTTAAGGAGGGGAAGTGTTGGCACAACTGTCTATGGGAAAGTTTATAAAAATGGCTCTCCTGTGGGAACAGAAAGGGTCTGCACCTCATCCTCTTGGGAATATCATCTTGAGGACATTGTTGTTGTCATTGGTGATGTGCTTGAGCTTTGGACTTACAGAAGTGGTGGCACAAATGGCGAAAGCAGATTTTATCTTGGGATTGACAACCCATTGGTAATAACACCAGATGCATGGTAAAGGAGAAACAATGGCAATTATATATTCAGCAGTCACAAAGGACAATGAAGTTTCCACCAAAGAGGAGGTCAAGGTCAAGGGAGAGGAGGACACAACAAAATCTGATTTTTACACTTTGGATGAAATTGATTTAAAAATCCAAAACATTGATGCACAACTAACAAAATGGGCAGAAGAAAAAACCAAGCTAACTGACATAAGGGTGTTGGTTGATGCAGAAGCAAGCAAGGTTGTGTTGAAATCATAGGTGGATAAATCTTGGATGCAAAGACAATCCTATATATTACATTGGCAGTTGGAGGAATTGTGGGAGGAATCCTAACACAGATAAACAAGATCAGATTTGTTTCCAAAAAGGATTTTGACAAACACCAGACAGAGTGCCCTCCTGTTATTTGCAAAAAGATTGATATTGTCAAGAAAACTCTAAATGGATTGCAAGCCACAGTTGAAACAAATGCCAAGGAATCTCAAGAAAGGAGAGAAGCAGACAAGAAAGAGTTGAATATTGAGCTCAAGAACATTTCAAGATTCATTGGGAGTGTTGAGCAATTCATGAAAAAAAACCACAAGGAATAATCAATGAAATTTGGGAACACATCAGAGTTCAATTTGAGCACAGTTCACTTTGATTTGCAGTTGGTGGCAAGGGAAGCACTTGCAATGGGCTTGATGGATTTCTCCATCACAGAGGGTCACAGGGGAAAGGAGCTTCAAAATGAATACTATAATGCAGACCCACCAAAATCCAGAGTCAAGTTTCCTGATGGTAAGCACAACAAAATTCCAGCAGAAGCATTTGATGCTGTGCCTTGGATCAAAGACCATATAAGTTACAACAAGGCTCATTGCTGTGTGCTTGCAGGGATCATCCTCACCTGTGCGAAAAAATTAGGTGTTGGCATGAGATGGGGTGGCAATTGGGATATGGACACAGAACCTGTCACAGATCAGGACTTTCAGGATCTTGTGCATTTTGAACTGATTGGAGGATAAGGAGGGATCATGGGTTTATTAAGTTGGCTCACCCCTGATATTGGGAAAACAGTTAAAGATGTTGGTGAGGGAGTTGGTGGTCTTGCCACAAGT